CATTGATGCACTTCTTATTGATGCTGGATCAACTGGTGAAAGTGCGGGACGTTTCCGTATCCACGTTGTCATGGTTGACGTTTCTGTTAACCCTGTCGAATCGGCTACGGTGTCTACTGGTACGTAATCACACGTACTACTACGCAGTTTTGTGGAGTTCTGTTAAATAAAAACTCCACACCCTTTCTTGCTGTGTTCAACTGTTTTGTGAAAGAGGTACAATGTTTATTAAACTGCTTACGGACGAAGAAGCTGCATTCTGTTATAATGCAATAACAGATAATTCTTTTGATAGCGGAGATAAGACGCAACCATTAGAATCTGTAAAAAAGAATAAAGAAACAACAGACATACCAGAAGAAGTACGTAAATTAATAATAAGTAAGATCTACGATACGCACTATATAGATTCTGTATATTGCCCAAAGCGTGTATCGGTTAATTTTTATAACCAATACGAAAAGGGTGACTTTTACAATACTCATATCGATAATTTTAAAGCGTATCCAAAATCGAATAATGTCTTTTTTGATTACGGCTTCTCTGTGAATCTAAGAGATGATTATGAAGGTGGAGAGATGTACTTCCAAACGGAAGTAGGGTCAATTGCAAAAAAGTTAAGTGTGGGAGAAGCAGCGATATTCCCTATATTTTATCCACATGGTGTTTACCAAGTAAAAGAAGGAACCAGAACAAATATACTGGGATGGATGTCTTCTAGTATCTCGCATGAACAACACTTTATATTAAAGAATCTGTATGAGATAAATCAGTATTTAAGTAAAGATAACCCTTATGATATCTTCACAAAATCTGTTCTTGTACAAAACTACCTAAAGAAAGAATGGGGTAAATAAATGGCAACGCTAAGTTTAACAACATACTTTACTGTAGATATTCCAGATGATGATACTCACTCTGTCTCTGGTGGCAGTTTAACGTCTACGGATTCCGTAACTATCACTCATTATTTTGATAGACGATATTCTATCGCAAATTCAGCTTTAACTGAAGTATGGAATGATACCTTGCTAACAGATTTTGATTTTTTGTGGGTAGAATCCGACCAAGCTGTAGAGTTGCAACTTATGTGTAACGAAGGAGGTTCCATATCAGGTGGTGATCTGGAGAATGCATTTGTTGTAAAACTTGCGGCAGGGATACCTTTTGTCTTGGCGGATGACGCAAGTCGTAACAGAGGAGATGTTGCGGGTACGTTGAATGAGAGTAACTACACAACGGAAATTGATACGTGGGAATCGACCTGGACGGCTGATACAATTGATCGCATAGAATGTTATAATGGATCTGGTAGCACCGCCAACGTGCGCGTGTTTGCAGCCACCTAGAGAGAAAGAAAAAAAGAGGATGGCTACTTGTTCAAATTGCGGGAATTCCTCTCATTGTGATGGAGTACTTACCAAGACTTTGAAAGAGCTTCGACCATTCAGAGAATTTCCAGAAGATGTTGGAAATCAGAATATTGAAGTTTGTAAAGATTGCTCTTGTGATGATTGTTCGGAGTAAATAATGGCAAATTATCTTACGCTTGTAAATAGAGTTCTTAATGAACTTAACGAAATAGAATTAACTTCTTCTACATTTAGTTCTTCTCGTGGTGTTCAAACAATGGTAAAGAATGTCGTTAATAAGGCTATTAATGATGTTTATAATTCTGAAATAGAATGGCCCTTTTTGATACAAAGTAAAACAGATACACTCGTAGCAGGAACACAAGAATATAACCTACCTTCCGATTATCGTAAAGTAGACTGGGATTCTTTTATGCTACGTCCCAAGAATCTATTATTGAACGGATCGTTTAACACAAATCTTCTTGATTGGACTATCGTTTCTGGATCACCGATAAAGGTTGATAAGACAAATTCTGGTGCTACCGTTACAGGGGCGCTCCAACTTAATAACGCAGAAGTTACACAAATCGTACAAACCATCAAGAATAAAGAATATATTGTACGTACCAGAACATTTTCCGAGGACGTATCGTTAAAAGTTGGAACATCTTCTAGTGGCACACAGAATTTAAGTACTACGCTCAGTGTTACAAATACTGGTGACGGAGAGTGGTTGACCAACGAATTTACTGCATCGGCAACAACAACGTATATTGGTTTAGCAGAGAGTGATGGTAATACTGTAGAAATTGACAGTATAGAGGTTGTGGAAAATGAACAACCCAGAAAACTAAAGTATATGTCTTATGATGAATGGTTTGATAATTTCTCAGAAACTGATCTTAATCAAACCTCCAAGAATCAATTCTCCATTCCAATGTATGTTTATGAAACCACGGATGGTAAGTATGGTCTATCACCAATACCCGATAGAATCTTGAGCGTAACGTATAAATATTATAAGACGCACAGTGATCTTTCAGAATACACGGATATCCCCGTACTTCCTGTACGCTTTCACGATACAATAATCAATAGAGCCAAATATTATACCTATATGATGAGAGCAAATGTTGCGGGAACACAACTATCCGAGAAAGATTTCATGGAAGGCATAAAGAGGATGCGAGTTGAACTCCTCAATCGAAAGAATTATATGTATCCACGAGGTTTGAGAACTTCAGGAGATTCATAAAGGCTAATACATAGGAGACAATTATGGCACATGAAGAAAAGAAGAAAAAGGTGGATATACATGGTGTTGAGATAGCTTTACCTGTTGAAGTTATGACTGGTGGAAAATTTGACCCTGTAAAAACGGGGAAGATGGAAGCAAAAAATTGGATAGTTGGTTTAAACAAGTCTATGTACAAAAATAAGAAGATACTACAGAATCATCCAGAATTAATGGATGATTTGGATAGATTACATAATAAAATAGTAGACATAAAGAAAAACAGAAAGACCAAAAAGGCTTCTTCCAAAAAGAAATATGCGTATGGCGGCAGGGTAGCAAAGTACAAGGACTAATATGCCAGAAGTAACAGCACCAGAATATATCTCACCGTACGTTGTAACAACTTCTGGAGGTCTTGTCTTAGACCGTGATGTTTACACAATGCCTGTAGGTGCAGCTTCTATTCTACAGAACTTTGAACCTTCTGTTAAAGGAGGATATCGTAGGCTTGATGGTACGGCAAAATATTCCAGTTCCCAGGTTAACGGTTCAGCCAAAGTAACAGGAGTCGCAGTATTCAACAGTGGGGTTGTAGCAATTGCTGGCACGGCAGTTAAATTCAGTACTGGTAGTTCCTGGTCTTCCGTTGCAACACAATCAAATACCCCTTCGCGTCCAAGATTCGAAAAGTACAATTACGGCGGAACAGATTCTATTGTGTGGGTAGACGGTGCAAACGTACCCACTAGGTGGACAGGATCAGGGGCAGTTACGCTACTAAATGCTTCAGGCGCTCCAGCCAATGCAACGAGTGTTGCATCTTTTAAGAACCACATGTTCTATGCTGGAGCATCGGCTGCAAAACAACAGATACAGTATACAGTACCATTTGATGAAACGAGCTACACTGATTCTGGATCAGGAAGCATCAAGGTGGATACAGAAGTTGTAGCTCTTAAATCATTTCGTGAAGCAATCATTATATTCGGAAAGGACCGTATATACAAATTAACAGGAAGTTCAAGTTCCGATTTTGCTATTGCTCCTGTATCTAGAAATATAGGATGCAGTGATGGAAACAGCGTACAAGAAATTGGTGGTGATCTTATATTCTTAGCACCAGATGGTTTACGAACAATAGCAGGTACTGCACGTATTGGTGACGTAGAACTTGGTACAGTTTCAAAGCAAATCCAAGAGCGTATCAATGCCATAGGTTTTGATAATATCGCTTCTGTTATAATAAGACAGAAGAGTCAATATCGGCTTTTTTTCCCAACAATAGGTGGTGTTGAGAGTGGGGCAAAGGGAATAATTGGTGTTATAAAGGCGAACCCTGAAGGACAAATTGGTTGGGAATTCTCTGATCTAAAAGGTATAAAGGTTGCTTCTTGTGATTCAGACTTTGTTGGAACAACAGAAACAATCGTACACGGTGGTTACGATGGATACGTATACAAACAAGAAACAGGCAATACCTTTGCTGGAACAAATATAAATGCTATATATCGTTCTCCAGATCTTACAATGGGAGACGCTGGTATACGAAAGAATATGCAACGTATCAATCTTAACTTCGATACTGAAGGAGATGTAAGTGCTTCTCTATTTGTAAAATATGATTTTGAAGATGGTAGTGTACCGCAACCTTCAGCATACTCGCTGACAACACAGAGTACAGCGGCAGTGTACGGAACGGGAACGTACGGAACTTCTGTATATGACGCAAGGGGCATTCCCATTGTACGTCAAAGTGTAGAAGGAAGTGGTTTTACGGTGGTTATCAGAGTTGAGGATACTTCCTCTAATCCACCAATCACATTAAAAGGATTTGAATTAGAATTTACCCCAGGAGCGAGAATGTAAGATGGCAGGATATTCAACAAGACAAAGCTCATACACTACGGGTGATACGATAACTGCTGCAGATACTAATGATGAATTAGATGCAATTATCACAGCCTTTGGCACAAGTGGGCATGTTCACGATGGTTCGTCGGGAAATGGTGGAGGACTATCCAACCTAAAGGGCAGCAACACTATAACAATAGGCGCTGGAACGGCAGGTACAGACATTGCTGTAACCTTTGATGGTGAGACAAATGATGGTCTTATAACTTGGATGGAAGACGAAGATTATTTCAAATTTGGTGATGATCTTATGGTCATTGACAATGAAACACTAATCTTTGGTTCGGATTCCGATTGGACAATAAAATACGATGAAAGTGGTGATGATGATCTTGTTTTAACAGGATCTGATATGAGCATAGAAAGTTCTACGTCCTCTAAACCTATTGTAAGTATTCTGAACACAAATGCAGACGCCAATGGTGGAACACTTAAATTTAATAAGAATGGTTCTAGTCCTGCCACCAGCGACATTATAGGCAATATCGACTTTGTAAGTGAGGATGCTGGTAATGCTGCAACCACATACGCACGGATACAATCTACTATTACTGATGTAACGGCAGGTGGTGAACAAGGCGGCATGGACTTCTATGTTGCAGAATATGATGGTACTCTTACAAAAGGTATGGCACTTGCTGGTTTGGGAACTGACGGCAACATTACAGTTGATATAAGTACACACGATGGTGCGGCAGGGGGCTTAAAATTAGGAGGTACGCTTGTAACATCGACAGCAACGGAATTGAACCTTCTGGATGGTTTAACAGGACTTGTTTCATTAAGCGGATCTACAAATAATACAATTGCAACGGTTACAGGGGCTAATGCTCTTGCTGGTGAATCGACATTTACATATGATGGTTCTGACTTAGCGATCTTAGAGGCAGTAAACGATGGTAATCCCTCTTTCACTATAGGTGCTGCTTCCGCTGAAAGTGGTAAGATACAGGCTGTATATGATAGTGGCGCACAGACACTTAATTACTTAGAGATCTCTACTGCCACTGCAGATGGTGGAGCAGATGCAGGTTTCATACGCTTTGACGTAGACGGTACTGATATTTTTGATATTGATGATGGCGGCGTTAAGTTCGCTAATGGGTCTGCGTGGGAGATTGGTGTAGCTGCTACTACCAGTACTACTGCTGGGCGAGGACTTACTATTGCGGCAGGTGCTACCTCCACTAACGGAAATGATATTAATGGTGGTGATCTTACATTATCTTCTGGTGGTGGCGATGGTACGGGTACGTCCAAGATAGACTTTAAAACAAAGGCAAGTGGAACAGACGTACCTTCTTCCAAGATGCAGCTTACGGGTGCAGGAGATTTATCCATAACAGGTAATCTTACTGTTAATGGTACTACCACAACATTGGATACTGCTACCATGAATGTAGTTGATCCAATTTTGACTTTACAAACAGCTTCAGATGGTGGTGCGCTCGGATCGGATACAAATAAAGATGTCGGGATTGCTATGCAGTATCATACTGGTTCCGCTGCTAAGAGTGCTTTCCTGGGTATAGATGACAGTGATTCTTATAAGTTAATCTTTATTCACGATGCGACCATATCCAGTGAGGTTGTAAGTGGATCGGCTGGAACTATATCTGCAAATTTTGAGGGTGGGACTGTAAGTGGTACGACCGTAACAGCTAGTACTTCTCTTCTTCCTGATGCTTCTGGTGGTGCGGATATAGGATCTACATCTGCAGAATGGGGAGATGTTTACATAGCAGATGATAAATTTATACAATTTGGCAGTGATCAAAATGTTCTTATAGGTTACGATGAAACGACAACAGATACTCTCAAGATAGCTGCCACAGAAGGAGCGGCTCTTAGTATAACCTTAATGGCGGATGAAGGTGATGATGCTGGTGATGAGTGGAAACTTAATGTTGCAGATGGCGGTACGATAACACTTGCTAATGATATTGCCAGTGCTGGAACGCATGTCACACACTTAACAATTACCCCGAATGCAACCGTTGCCAGTTCTACTATGGCGTTTGTAGGAAACATAACTTCCAAGGGTAACTCTGTAAAAACTGTAGGTAAAGAATCCATATGGGTTCCCGCTGTAGCAATGACTCCCACTTCTGCTACTCCATGTGCAGACATAACAACAGTAGATTCTGGAGGAAATAGCGGTCCAGATCTTCGTGTTCTTGATTTTGATAAAGATAGCGATGAACACGCACAATTCAGCATATGTATGCCAAAGCAATGGGATGGCGGTAATGTTACATTTAAAGCATATTGGGTGGGTATTGCAGCAACTACAGGAGTTTCTTGGGCATTACAAGTTAAAGCACTTAATGACAATGAAGATATAAACGTAGCGTACGGAACTGCAGTTGTAGTAGATGATGCTTCACAAGGTTCAGCTACAGAACTTCTTATAAGTCCTGAAAGTGGAGATATTGCTTGTAGTGGTGCAGCAGATGATTTGTTATTCTGTCAAATTTTTAGAGATGTAAGTGATAGTAACGACGATATGTCTGGAGATGCACGTTTAGTAGGAGTTCGTATTCTATTTACCACTGATAAAGCGAATGATAGTTAATGAAAACATTAGATTCAATATTACCTGAAAAACAAAGACTATGTAATCTTTATGGTCAATATATAGGTTTTGGTAGTGGCGGTGGCGCTGGTGGTGTTGCTATAGCATCGGCTAGTCTCCTAGCGGTAATCCAAGACCTGAGTCTTGATACCTCTCTAGAAGTATGCCTTGACTTCAGAGCCCATGATACTTGTTGGGATGGCGGGCAGACAATTAGTGATCTTAGTGGGGGTTCTGATTGGACCCTTGGAAACGACTCAAGTTCTAGTACGGATGATCCATCTGCGGTAGATGCAGGAGAGTTTAATATAGGCTCTTATATGCTCTTTGATGGTGGTGACTTTATAGAGTGTACCGCACAGGACGCATGGCAGAACACCATACACAAAGACGCTGCTCTTTGGTCTTGTTTCGTTGTGATGTATAATCCAAGTGATTCTGCGGAAGGGCGTATCTTTTCTAGCTCTGATGGTACAGCTAACCCTCAAGTTGGCGCTAACTTGTCTTGGACATCTGTCAACGGTTCTGAGATGCAAATCAGAGCAGCTTCAGCCGCGCCATTCACCTTTAACTCTGCAACAAAGATGACTGAAGGTGATTGGGCTACGTATGGACTGTCGCTTAATGAGAACGGTGGAGAAGTTTCCTTCGAACAGATAAATGGTAACAATGAGACAGCAGCAAACGCTGCCTATACCTCTCCGTCTTCAAGTTCGGCTGATTACAACCTTGTTATTGGTGCTGTCGGTAAGAAAACGGCCCAGTTCTTACCTAATGGCACACGCATAGCTATGATAGCCTTCTGGACTAGAGCACTGAGTACATCTGAAATGACTTCCTTATTTGATGTAGTCAATGTCCAGTACACCGTGCCTACAGCCCTTTAGGACAAGATAAGAGTAGCAATAGGAAACTATGGAATTTGGTCTACGAGAGTTAATGACATTCGGAATTGTGCTGGTAGGTATTGCTACAACGTGGGGAGTACTAAAAGCTACAATAAAGTCTATAACTTCAATACTAGAGGATACAAAAGAAAGTCTAGCAGAAATGAGCCAGAGACTTGACCACCTAGAAGCAAATCAAGCTGTATCTCAAAGTAGCATAGAAACAATGGCAAATAACATACTGTCTCCACAAATCTTAAAGGAAAGAAGTGAGCGAGATGGAGCAACGGAGATAAGATTGAAGATCTTAGAAAATGAGATAGAGCGAATATACAAAATGCATAATGGTTCTCATCCATCTTTGTAGATAACCATAAAGACAGTATCCACGAAATAGGTTAACATTGAGGATTTTACAATGATGTTATATAAAGCGGTTGTTATTCTTACTCTTATGGGTAATCCAACAGTTCAATTAGATGATTTAGAAGCAACCCAAGGGTACGAAACATTAGGAGAATGTTACTCTAGAGGAGCAGAAATGATTGCAGCCTTTGCTAATAGAGCAAAGATAGTATATGCATTTGCAATCTGTGTTGAAAATGTCCGACCAAAAGAGGAAAAGGGTAGAGATACATAATGCTAATAAAGTATTCTGAAGTTACTAAATACAAAAAGGTGTAAGAATATGGCAGAAGAAGAATTAGATACCGATGAATTATCGATAGATGGTCCAGAAGATGCACCAGATATGGACCCAGGTAATCTTGATGAGATTTCTCCTGATGACG